TATTCTGGTAGAAGAAAGTCCAGATCAAGCTCACCTAACTGCAATAGAAAAAGTAGAAGAAGCAATTTCATTAGGTAAGTTAGATAAGAGGCAATCTGCATCTACTAGTCAAATCCATTCTCGTAATTTAGAAACTGCTAACTACGCTATCTCACAAAACCCAAGCATTATTAACACTCAAATAATTCCAGGTACTGAGCAAGCATTAGAGCAAGCAAGAGCTAATCCAAAAGAAGTTCCAATGCTTTATAAGCAGATAGCAGCAAAGCATAAGAACATCACACCTCATCAATTAATGACTTACCAACTAGAGGCAGCTGGAGATAAACCTATACCTAATCAAATAGATGAATTCGTAAGGACATTAGATCCAGTTACTCAACTCTTGTTGAAATTCCATGCAACTAATCCAAGAGTTAGGAGAGCTATTATTAAAGGTACTTATAATGACGGAGAACTTACGTATAACGAAGTCGAGCATTTAATGCCAGAACTTCTTGAAAATGTAAATACAACGATTCCAGAGATCAAGCAAAACTAATAACATTACTAAGGTAATAATATGTATTCAGGATTCGATCCGAATTCTATAGACACTGATGCTGCTTTACAGGCTGCTGATGAAACTGCTCAGTATATAGAAGATGAAGAAAAAGAACTTGCTCTACGTGAGCAACAAGCCAATCAATTAGCGATGGATGAAGAGCAAGCCAAGGCTGCTCAAAAAGATCCACGTAATAAAGAAGGTGGTGGTGGTTTCAAAGGTGTTGTCAAAGAAGTTCAATCAGCACTAGGAGGTGGTCTACAAGACACGGCTTCATCCCTTGTAACCCTACCTGAAAGAGCCATTGATATGTTCAGTGGTGAGATGGTAGAAGAAGGTAAAACAGAGGAAGGATATGGTGCTGAATGGGATGACTGGTTTGTAGACGATGCAAATCCAATTGAAACTAAGACATGGTGGGGTTCAGCTTTACGAAGCCTTACTCACTTTGGAACAATGGCTGCAGCTATCATTCCTGCTGCCAGTGCAGCTGGTGTAGGTGGTGCAACAACAGTTGTAGGTGGTCTTGTAAGAGGTGCAGCGATTGGTGCATTATCTGACTTAGGTTCTAAATACTCACAAGAAGATAATGGTTTAGCAGTCTTAAGGGATCGCTTTAACTTTATTGATACACCACTATCTACTAAAGATACTGATCACCCTGCCATGAAGACATTAAAGAATGTCGTTGAAGGTATGGGTATTGGTGCTGTATTTGATGGTGCCTCAATACTAATTGGAAAAGGAGTTAAGAAAGTTAGACCTGGAAAGAAGGGTCAAACTATTGTCGAAGATGGAGTAGCTGATGAAATTGCTAAGTCAGAAACAAGAGCTACTAGTGTTAAATCACAGAAAATAGAAAAAGCTAAAGAACAACTCCAAACACCTGGATATGGTGCTTATAAAAACGAACCCATATCAGACCCTTGGCAAGCTGCACCAACATCTAATGGTAAGCCATTTGACGTACAACAACAGCTATCAAGAACTAGAAAAGAGTGGGGATCTGAGATGGGATCTACGGACTCATTAACAACTCCAGTCCAACTAGAACGTACTGCTATGTCTAGTGGTATGGCTGAGGATCACTTGAAAGAAGTGATGGGTGAGTTTATGACTGATGCCAGAGTACAAGCTGAAATAGCAGCTGCTAAGAAAGCAGGTAGAAGTCTAAAAGATGTATGGGGTGAGTCTATTGAAACAGCACAGAAGATCTTTGAAGGTAGAAATACAAGTGATTTAACACCTGATGAGTTCTGGGCTGAGTTAAATAAAGGTAAAACAGTTTTAGGTAAAGGCACTCCAAATGAAATGGAGATCATTAGTTCATCAAATGTTGTAGCAGCTGACTTAGTTATCGGATCTCTTATGAGAGAGATGAGAGATATGGGTATAGCTGGTAGAGAATTATTTGATATAGCTGATGTTGCTGATATAGATGGACCTGCTAAAGCAATGTACGACAAAGTTATTGCTGGTTTAACTCAGGTTAAGTTATCTAAGATGACTCAATCAGCAGAATTTGCTTCATTAGGTGCAGGTAAAACAAGAAAGAAAGCTGTACAGGAAGCTGTTGATGCTCAGGTACAAGAATCAATTGATGGATTTAGATTAGCTTTAAAGGTAGCTGGTAATGATCCTGATGACGGTTTATTCAGAGCTATCTTTGAAACCATCTCTATGACGAATGAGATACAAAACCTAACTGACTTTGATAGTTGGATTCGTAAGAAGTTAAAAGGTGGAGAGTTTAACGGTAGACCTAAGACTGGTGTTCTTATTAAAGAACTACAGGGTGTCATGATCAACAGTGTTCTAAGTGGACCTAAGACATCTGCTAGAGCGATCATGGGTACAGGAACAGCTACTTTGCTAAGACCTTTATCTACTGCATTAGGTGCAACATTAAGTGGTGATGCTGCTACTAAACGATCTTCGTTAGCAGCTATGAATGCAATAGTTGAATCAATACCAGAGGCTTGGACATTATTTAAAACAAAGTTAAATTCTTATTGGTCTGGTGATATAGCTCAGGTTAACTCAAGATTCTCCGAATACACCAAAGGAGATGAACAGTGGGCTATGTTTGGTGATTGGATTGAGAATAGTGGTAGAGCAAATGTAGGAGATAAGGCTGCTTACTACATAGCAAACATGGCTAGATCCATGAATGACAATAAGTTTCTTACTTATTCAACCAAGATCATGGCAGCGACTGATGATACTTTTGGGTATTTACTGTCAAGAGCTAAGGGTAGAGAAAGAGCAATGCGTGAAGCAATGACTCTTTTAAATAAAGGTGAGATAACAGAGATAACTCCACAACTACTCAAAGAATCAGAAGATAGATTCCTTGGTGAAATATTAGATGCTGATGGAAACATAACTGATGCTGCTACTTTATTCGCTAAGAAAGAAGCTACTTTAACTACTGATTTAACTGGGTTTTCTAAAGGACTTAATGATGTATTTGAATCTGCACCATGGGCTAAACCGTTCTTCTTATTCGCTAGGACAGGTGTCAATGGTCTTGCATTAACTGCTAAACATACTCCAGGTTTTAACTTCTTAGTTAAAGAGTGGAATGATATAGCTTTTGCTAATCCAGATAACTTACAAAATGTTCTTAAGTATGGTATTGAAACTGCTGAGGAATTAGCTAATGCTAAAGCACTTCAGAGAGGAAGGTTAGCTATTGGATCTGGAGTCATAACAATGGCTTCTACAGCATTTATGAGTGGCAATCTAACTGGTAATGGACCTACAGATAGGAAGCAAAGACAACTATGGATAGATGCAGGTTATGAACCTCGAAGTATCAAGATAGGTGGTGTATGGGTTGGATACGATTCATTTGAACCATTTAATCTAATACTATCAACCATTGCTGATGTTGGAGATCATAGTCAGTTAATGGGTGAGGAATGGACTGAGAAACAATTTCTAAAGACAGCTGTTGTTATGGCTCAGGGTGTTTCCAGTAAGTCATATCTAGCTGGTATGCAACAGTTTGTAGACTTATTTGCGGGTCAACCTGGACAGGCAGAAAGGATTGTCGCTGGTTTATTAAACAATCAAATACCTTTGTCTTCACTTAGGAATGAACTAGGTAAACTATTTAACCCTCATATGAAGGAGTTAAATGCTGGTATAGGTGATGCAATTAGAAATCGAAATCTAATTACTGAACACTTAGCAACAGATGAAGTACCTACTAAGTACGACATGTTGAATGGTAGACCGATAAGAGATTGGGATTTTCCAACTCGTATGTTTAATGCCATATCACCATTCAGTATTAACCTAGATCAAGGACCAGGAAGAAAGTTATTATTTGATAGTAAATATGATTTACGTCTATCAACATACTCCTCACCAGATGGAGTTGATTTAAGTAAGTCAGCTAATGTTAGATCTCTATATCAAAAAGCTATAGGTGATCAGAACTTAGAATTAAAACTAGATAAGTTAGCAACAGATCCAAAAATCTTAAATTCCATCGCTGAAATGCAAGCTGATTTAGCTGCAGGCAGAAGAGAGATGGACCCAATGAAAGCCTACTTCCATAATAAAAAGATCAAACTATTATTCGAGAAAGCACGTAAACAAGCGTGGGCGAATATCAAACATCTACCTGAAGTTCAAGAACTAATTGAACAAAAACTAGAACTAGATTTACAAAACATTAGATCCTTAAATGAAACAACCAGAGTTCAGCAAGAACTCGAACCTGTGTTGAATTTATATAAGTAAAAGAAATGTTTATTGAAATGAATTTATTCCAAAATAATAATGACTATAGAAACAATACCAACAACATTAACACGACATAATGGAACGGGTTCTCAAACAGCTTTTACTTACTCGTTCACACCAATAGAAGCTGATGATGTATTTGTATATGTATGGAACACCTCTACCGATAGTTGGGATCTTAAAACAGTAACCACTCACTATACACATAATACAAATACAAAAACTATTACATTTGGTAGTGCTCCTGCTAGTGGAACTAAGAATGTTCTTATCACTAGAAAGACAGACATCACCAACCCAAGGGTTGATTATGTAGCAGGTAGTTCAATTAGATCACAAGATCTAGATAACAACCAAACACAGGTTTTAAATGCTCTACAAGAAAGAGCACAGTTAGATATTCAATCACCTGAACTACACGGTAACTTAGATATGAATTCTAAGAAGATTACCGAGGTAGGCACACCTACAGCTGCTACAGATGCAGCTAATAAAAGTTATGTAGATGACAAAGTTGACTCAACTATTGGAACTCTTACATTCGCAGGTGATACAGCACCATCTAATCCTACTTCTGGTGATAGGTGGTTTGATACAACATTAGGTAGAAGCTTTGTTTATTACAACGATCCTACTGGTGATTCATATTGGGTAGATGCTGCACCACAACTTGATAGTTCTACTAGTGGTTCTAACTACACACTACCTGCAGCTACTGCTAGTGCTTTAGGTGGTATCAAGGTAGGTACTAATTTATCTATTGCTAATGGTGTCTTATCTGCAGCTGGTACAAGCGGTGTTGCTGATGGAGACAAAGGAGAAGTAACAGTATCTAATAGTGGTGGTACATGGAATATAAACAATAATGCGATCACCTCAGCTAAGATACAGAACGGTTCCATAGCTAATGAGGATCTTGCAGGAAGTATTCAAGGTACTAAGTTATTAGAATCAACAATAACAGAAACGCAATTAGCTACAAATAGTGTTGGATCAAGTGAGCTAAAGGACAATGCGGTTGATACTAATGCTGTACAAAATGATGCAGTCACATATGACAAGATTCAAAATGGTACACAGAGTAATCGTGTTTTAAAAACTACAGCTAATGGATCAGTTAGTGAATCACTTGTTACTGCTGATTTACTTGATTCAAATGCAGTCACTAATGCAAAAGTAGCTGATGATGCTATTGGAGTTGCTGAACTTTCAGCTACAGGTACAGCAAGTAATACAACTTACTTAAGAGGTGATAACACTTGGGCTACAGTTAGTGGATCAGGTGGTGTATCTGATGGTGATAAAGGTGATATTACTGTATCTTCATCTGGTGCAGCTTGGACTATAGATAACAATGCGGTAACTACTGCAAAGATAAATAATAGTGCTGTTACTAATGACAAATTAGCTGGAAGCATACAAGGAACTAAGTTAACTAGTGGAACAATCACATCAACTCAATTAGGTACTGATTCAGTAATTCAATCTAAAATTGCTGATGAGGCTGTTGATGAAGCAAGATTACAAATAAGTAATGCAGGTACTAACGGTCAGGTATTAAGTAAGTCTGGTAATACTGGGGGTTTAACATGGGTTAATGCTGGTGTTGGTAGTGTAACAAGTGTTGGATCAGGTACTGGTTTAACAGGTGGTCCCATAACAGGTTCAGGTACTTTGAATGTTGATGTAGGTACATCAGCTTCTAAAATTGTCCAGTTAGATGGAAATGCAAAATTACCAGCTGTAGATGGTTCTGCTTTAACAAGTTTAAATGCTACTAATATAACTAGTGGAACTTTAAACTCATCACGTCTACCTAGTGACCTATTAACAACAACTAGTCAGATAAGTGATTTATCAGGTGTACAGATTAGTTCAGCAACATCTGGACAAGTACTTAAATATAATGGATCTAACTGGATTAATGGTGTAGATAATGGTGGTGAGGCTGCATTTGTAAGCGTAACTGATAATAGTGTTTCAACATCAAACTCAGCATCAGCTAATACTACTGCTTTAAATAGTTTAATCTCTAGTATGTCTACTGGAGGTTATATATACTTTCCAGCTGGTACTTATAATTTTGATGGAACTATCAACTTAGCATCTAATATTACTCTGGTAGGTGATGGACAAGGAGTTTCTATAATTAAGAATACTAGTTCGAGTAATGACGTTTTAACTGTTGGTTCTCATGTAAATATTGTTATCAGAGATCTAAAAATAGTAGGTAATGATAACGGTAAAGGAATATACGTTAATGGTGGTAACTCTGGTTATTTAATAATGGAACGAGTTCACATGAGAGATTGTAAAATAGCTTGTGAATTCAAAAGTTTATCACGTATAACTATGAGAGATGTTGATATGCGTGATTTTCCAAACTCCTCTGGTACAATAGGTATAAAACTAGATGCTGATTCTAGCGGTGGATCATTAAGACAAGATCAACTCAGATTTGAAAATGTTATTTGTGAAGGAGATCTTGGTAGTAATACTAGTCATCCACATTTAGTAGGTTTTACTGCAACAGGATTCTGTAACTCAATATGGATGAATCATTGTTCATTCATACGTGGTCATGATGGTATTGTATTTGAATCTGGATTAGGTAATTTAGCATCAGATAATAATGGTAGAGCACCTGGCTCATTCCATAGACTTATTGCTTGTGATGTAGATGGTAATACTGGAGATGGTATAAAAGTAGAAGGTGGTTGTTTTATTTGGATTGATGATGTCTATGCAAGTTCATGTACAGGTCAAGGAATTAGTGTAGCTAGTGGTTTCAAGGGGATCTTAAGAATTAATGATCCTGACTGTAGAGGTAATGGTCAGAATGGTATTCAAATAAATAGTACTGATCATGCAAAGATAATGATCAATAGCCCACACTGTGCTCAAAACTCAAGTAACAGTGGAATACAGATGGCTACAAACGTTGATAACGTAACCATCATGGGTGGTCAATGTGGTGGTGGTACCCTTGGTCAACATAGTAATGGTACCCAAGCTTACGGGATTCTAGTTAACTCAACTGGACATTCAAATATAATTATTCATGGAGTAGATGTTAGAAACAATACTAGCTCAGGCTTAAGTTGGGGTAATAGCTCTAACGCAAGTGGTGATAATAATTTCATAACTTCATGTATTGGCTACAACACAGGACAATCCACACAACCATATAACCCATAAACATATCTCATGGCTTTAGACTTTCCAGCTTCACCGTCGCATGGTGATACATATCAAGCAAGTAATGGGATTCAATACTTGTATGATTCAGCAAAGAATCAGTGGAAATCCCAAGGTAGTTATACATCTGGCTCAATTGATGCACAAAAGATAGATGACTTAGATAGTCAATTTAATGGCTCAACTACTACATTTAACTTAGCGTCAAGTGGTCAATCTATAAAACCACAAACTGCACAAGCAGTTTTAATAACAATAAATGGTGCTGTACAAGAACCTGATGTTGATTATACCGTTAGTTCTACTGGCGGTACAATTACATTTACTACTGCACCTACTAATGGTCAAAAGTTTATAGGTATAGCCTATACACGTTTACCAGTTGGTTCTGCCTCTGCTTTACCAACAAGCGGTGGAACGATGTCAGGAAATATAACCTTTAATTCCTCACAGACATTCCCTGTTAGTGGTATTCAAGATAGTAATACTTCACAAGAAGGTGTTGTACAACTTGATAGTAGTACTAATAGTTCTAGTGAAATTAAAGCAGCTACATCAAAAGCTGTTAAAGACTCTTATGATTTAGCTAACGCAGCTCTACCTAAGAGTGGTGGTACTATGACTGGTGCTATTACACACCATTCAAGTCAAACATTTGATGCTGCAAAAATAACTAGTGGATCATTACCAGCTGCCAGAATTGGTGCTGTTATAGATACAACCAAGCTAACAGGTGCAACAGTTGTAACTAACTCAGAACATTCAGGATCTACCCCTAACGATACTAGTTTCTTTACTACATCAGCTTCTGATGCTAGATACTTCAGACAAGATAATTCTGAGACTATATCAAGTGGTGATACATGGAGTAGTAATAATGATCGTATAGCTACTACAGCAGCAATTGATGCACGTATAACAGACTTAGTAGATGACGTTGGTGGGTTTGTCCCAATAGCAAATGAAACTTCTTTCCCTACTGCTAACCCTGATGTTAATAATGGTGCTGGTACTCTGGTATCCATCAAGGAAATTGCCTCAACTCAAACACCAAGTGGAGGAACAGTCACAATTGCTAATGGTGCAGGCTCAGGAAATACAGTCACTATTACAGGCTGTGGAAGCACTGCGCTTACAGCAGGGTATGGAGTTATTGTGGAGACAACCACTACCTTACATACCTATACTTTCCATCGTTTAACACCAAAAGCAACAGAAGTAACAACTGTAGCAACAACAGTTTCACCTAATATTGCAAACATAAATACTGTTGCTAATAACATCTCTAGTGTTAATAGCTTCTCAGATGTTTATAGGATTGCATCTTCAGCACCCTCATCTCATTTACATGAAGGTGATCTTTACTTCGATACAACAGGTAATGAGTTAAAGGTATATAATGGCTCATCTTGGCAAGGTGGTGTAACAGCTACAGGAAACTTAGTATCTAAATCAGGAGATACATTTACTGGTGACGTTATTATAGATAATGGTCGAGTAATTAAATTCTCTGAGACTGATGCTAATGGTTCACATTATATTGGATTAAAAGCACCTGATTCTGTAACAGCAGATATCACCTTAACCTTACCTGATGGACAAGGTACAAGTGGTCAAGTCTTACAATCTCAAGGTAATGGATTAACAGTATGGACTACACCAGTTGAGCTTCTAGATGAAGACAATATGGCTACTAATAGTGCTACTAAAGCACCTAGCCAACAGTCAGTTAAAGCTTACGTAGATCCAAAGGCACCTAAAGCTAGTCCTACATTTACAGGAACAGTTACAGCAGCAACAGTTAATGCAGGTGATCTTGTACTAACTGGGGATCTTACTGTTAATGGTACAACTACTACAATCAACTCAACTACTCTTAGTGTAGATGATAAGAATATTGAATTAGGTAGTGTCTCCTCTCCATCAGATGTAACAGCAGATGGAGGTGGTTTAACTTTAAAAGGTGCAACAGATAAAACATTTAACTGGGTAAATGCTACTGATGCTTGGACTTCTTCTGAAAATTTAGTAATTGCTGCTGGCAAACGACTTCTTTTAGGAACGACTACGGAAGGTCAAGCTGAAGCTGATGATTTAACGATTGCAACTTCAGGTATTACAGGGATAACAATAAGGTCTGGAACAAGTAGTAATGGAAATATATTTTTCTCTGATGGAACATCAGGGGCTGATGAATATAGAGGAATAATTAGTTATAGCCATAGTAGTAATTCTCTCAATCTTTCAGCTAACGCTGTAACAGCCCTAACTTTAGATAGCTCACAAAACGCCACGTTTGCTGGAAATATTAATGTTGATACAGGTAGTGCAGCAACTATAGACTTCGGGGATATAAACGGTAATGCTTACGGAAGATTATATGCTGATTCAAGTGGAACATTTATTGGATCAAAAACTAATCAGCAACTTGTCTTAAGAACTAATAACCAACAAGCTTTAACTATAAACACCTCACAAAACGCCACGTTTGCTGGAACGGTATCAGACAGCAAAGGTGATTTAAGGATAGTACCTGCTAATACACAAACTGGTGGTAGTTCCTATAGCTTAGTTGCTGCTGATTCAGGTAAAGCAATAGCAAGAAGTGGTGGAGGTGTAACTATTCCAAATAGCGTGTTCACTACTGGAGACATGGTAACTGTCATAAATAATAGTGCTGCTGATATAACACTTACACAAGGTTCAGGAGCGACTATGTATAACACAGCAGATGCAACTACAGGAAATAGAACACTTGCCGCAAGAGGAATGGCTACTATTTACTTTACAGGAGCTTCAAGTTCTTACATCTCAGGTGCGGGGTTGACATAATATGCCAATACAACAAATGCTTTTAGGTGCGGGTGGTGCAGTTGCTACGAAGACCTACGTTGACGATATTTTCTCGACGTACCTCTGGAAAGGCGATGGTACTTCTGGAAGAACAATCACTAATAATATTGACGTTTCTTCTGAAGGCGGAATGGTATGGGTAAAAAATAGAACTAATGGTGGTACTGGTTATGAAG